GCATTGAGAGCATCAAGAGGTATAGACAATGCCTCTCCGATAACAGCAACAGAGACCAATTTGGTCGATGTGAGATGTAACGTTGTACACGCCTTAGCAACTTCGGCCCAGTACGCGGACGTTGCCGAGCGTTTCGAAGCAGACGCTCCTATGACTGCAGGTGCAGTAGTAATGGTTGGTGGTGAAGCAGAGATCACAGAAACAACATCAGACTTATCTGATCAAGTTTTTGGTGTCATATCTGATCAACCAGCTTACGCCATGAACGCAGGTGCAGGTAACAACGATTCACATCCATTTGTTGCAATGACTGGAAGAACTCCAGTGAGGGTAACAGGTGCTGTAACCAAAGGTCAAAGATTGGTTAGTTCATCAACAAAGGGTTGTGCGAGAGCAGTTGCATCAGGCGAATCATATTCACCTTTCAACGTAATTGGTAGAGCACTAGAGAACTCAACTGACGCAGGAATCAAATTGGTAAATTGTGCGGTGAGGACTAACAACTAATAAATATTTTTACTTTTTAGTAGAATCAAAAGGCCTTGTAGAAATATAGGGCCTTTTTTTTTGGATTGAAAACAATAAATACATGCATGAGTGTAAAAATAAGCGGTAACATCGAGATAAACGCAGATACTTGGTTGGAGTTCCGAGGCGAGAACGATGCCGGAGAACGGATCAGAATAGGTTCAATCAAGGGTAGCATTAAGGACAACACTAAAGGTGCTGACCACAGCAAGATTGAAATCATAGCTAGGACAGCCGGTCGACACAAACCACTGTTGACAGTTGCCCATGATGGAATATATGCATGGAACGATGTACCATTGGTGCTGGCCACAGAAGCAGGCAAGAAGACTTTCTTGTCAGGCTCATCATCAACAAAGAGAAACATAGATCTACCAGACGACAACGGTACACTAATGATTAATAATTCCGGAAAAGTGATGGCAACGGATTTGCCAACAAGCGATCCTAGTAATGCAGGTCAACTTTGGAATGACGACGGTACTGTAAAAATTAGTGCTGGTTAATTAATTAAGTTATCAAATCTAAAATAGTCTGTAACTTGCCTTTGATGGCTTTGTTATTCAGTGTATTCTTAAGACCCATGTGTAAGTTCTTGGGCCAACATTCAAACGCAGTCCAACAGTATCCTGAATGTTCATCATTCAGTTTAGGTAAAAATTCTGACTCTATCGCTATAAGGTAAGTGTGAAAGAAAAACTTCTCATCATTTGATGTGAACATCTCCAATGGAATAACTTTCTTAAACTTTGGAATAGCACCCACTTCTTCCTTTATTTCTCTCTTTAGACCTTCAAAGGCCGATTCTGTGTACTTCGTCCTTCCGCCAACCAATCCCCACATTCCTTTTGTCTTACTATCAGTCCTCTGCAAGAACAGGAAACGTTTTGTCGATGTGCTGTAAAAAAGTGCACCAGAACATATGATGTTGTCTTCCATGCTATATTATAACAGATTGTATGTAGTTTATCAAGGGGTAGTTGCATCAACACTAGGGTCATAACCATTGTTTGCCCCACCATCTATAACTATACTCCAATTACCTTGTGTGTAGACACCCTCATAAGACTTAACCCATTCTGTACCGTTGAATCTGTACTGTATTCCTGTGTTCAGATTGGTAACATAGTGCTGTGTAGAATCTGGATCAGAAGCGTCAAACACTTTCAACCATTTGCTTTGTGAACTGTTGTATTCAATGATGTCTCCAACACTGGCAATAAGAGTTCCCCAAGTTGCGCTCTGAGCTGTTGCTGTGGAATCCCCAACGTCATCGATGATTAGATACCTATCACCATTTATAGGTGTACCCGGATCAAATGTTGCAGGGTTAATAATTTTCTTGACTCCTGTAAGTGTGTTTGCAGGTATTGTGTCATCATCAATACTGTACAGCAATATGGTATCATCGAGTGTTGTTGTTGCTATTGTTCCTATGATCTCATTGCCGTTTGGTTGAGTTAACCTAATCTGTGACGTGCCGTTTGTTACAACACCGTACTGTTCTAATAAAACTTTCCAGTTTACCGCCGGTCCAAATGTTTCAAACGGATCTGCTAATCCCGGATCTTTGGCTCCTGTATAGAAACCATCCCCGCCTGATTTAACATTTACACCTGTTGTGCCCAACAACCTCAATTGGTTTCCTGTAACCAATAATCCAAAGTTGTTTGGTGTGATAAAACTTTTTGAAATCAAAGAACCATCTATCAATCCTTTTGTTATTCCGCCGTCGTCGTCGTATACACTCATAATAATTTTCTGTACAACACCTAATTTCTTGACTTTCACTGGTGGTGATAACCATATGGGCATTGAGAAATCAAGAGTTGCAATATCTATCTCTGTATCCGCACCAACTGGAATAGTCCTTGAACTAAATTTTATTCCCGTCAGTTCCACATAACTTAAACTGGTCCAGTCAATGTAGTTGTCTGACTTTTGTATCTCGAAATCTGGATTGAAAAGGTATAAAATCTGCTCTAAAATTTGTAATTTTTGATCTGTGTTTGAACTCCATATGTCTGCTGTGACTTCTAATCTAAAAGGAGATGGCATAACTTTCTCGATAGTGTATCCTGCACCTAACTCGTTTGTGTAGTTTCCGTCACTGTCAATGCCTCTTTCTTTTAGATGCTGTTTTTCAATGTGATATGGGTTTTGCATCCTTTCCCTGTCGTAATTTAATTCTCTAACATAGGCCGCTATCTTTGGTGTGTACTGTAATGCATTCTCAGAATTCTGTCTAATGATGTTTGCAACTTGCCTTGTTGGGTCTCCGTATACAACAGGAACAGCTCTCAAAGTGATTGAATCATCTCTACCCTTGCCTGTTTCCACAGAGAAATTACTCAAAATTCTAATGAATTGAGTTAAAAATTTCCTAATCTGTCCTTCATAGAAGTGTAGCATTCTTAATTGTCAGCCTTTGGTTTGAGAGCATCTGTTAGTGATTGCCGTTGTTTTGTTGTCAATCCGTTTATGGTGTCAGACGTTGCGTTGTTGACAAAACTTGTTTTATAGTTGCTTCTCGAATCGTTGTTTGTTGTAGTTATTCTAACTGAATCCTCTATCTTGACCCATCTGGTTCCATCGAAACGGAACAATCTGTTTGGTAAGAAATCTGTTCTCAAGAAATAGTCACCCTTGTCAGTATTTGAATTTGGAAAGCTAATTCCAAATCCTGCCGGGTTGCCATTTGGTGCTACTCCGTCTCCATCTAGATAAAAGCCATAATGTGAACTTGCCGGTGAGTCGATAACTGCATTCACCTTTTTGTCTGAACTTGCTCTCTGTGATTCGGTATTGACATTGTCAGTCCTAATATTTCCTCTTTCATCGATAGGTGCAACATAGTATTGCTTGTAGTTGAATCCTGATTTTGGTGCGTCCTGCTCTGCTTGTGCAACAACTTGATCATTGATAGATTTTTCTTTGTTAAAAGTCGACATGTAACTAGCAAGAGATCCCTCTGTTGCGGCATCGCCTAATATGTCTCTGTATTCCTGAGAGTCTACTAGAGATTTCATTTTCAATCTCAACAGATGTGGCCACCATGTCTGTGAGAACCCTTCTGCCGCCCTGTTTACATCTTCAACAACATAATATCTTTTCAATGCGATTGGTATGCTCTCGTCCAATGAATAATCTTCTTTCATGTGTGGGAACTCAACAACATCACCTGCCATTGGTTTCCTTCCAATTCTCTCTACGATATCATTTAAGTGTACCGTTAAAAATAATGTGTCGTTCTGCAGGAACATTCCAAACTGTGATAAGTTGAAGTCTGCATCTTGCACATTGTATATTCCTCTCACGATATAGATGTCGTCTGCATATTTCCTATCTCTGTTCTCTAAAAATAATAGATCCTGTATGGTTCTTTCGTTTAGGCTATCACCTGAATACTGCGGTTGTGATGGCGAAGCGTCTCCATCCTTCTGTGAACTACCTTGATCATAAGGACCTATGTATTTGTGGAAGTGTAGATCAGTTCCACCCACCTGAAACATCTCGTTGATGTTACGATCAAAGAACTTGTAGTCGTTGCCCTTTTCAGGCTTGAAAATAGATAATCTTGGCATATCATACATATTTATTGCACAGGCAAAGGTTATAAATATGAGTATGTCAGAACTACAAA